CGGAAATGATCGTGTGAGCGAGGCGAAAAACCTGAAGGAATCGAAACAGGACAGAGGGAGGCAGGATGCGGCCAAGGAGTTCAACTCGGCGGGCGCATATGTCGAACAAGCCATGCAGAGCGGCAACAGGAGAGTCATGCAGGTCGCATGGAGCAGCGTGGACGACTTTTTGGGCGCTCGCCACTTCGACTGGGAGCCGATGAACGGCATAATGGGCGATAGCGGCTGCCATCTGGCCGTGAAACTGCCCCCAGTGCCCGTGGTGGCGACGACCAGATTCGCGAAGGTGGAGAAGCTCCTTGCCTACACGCGGGGTCTGGAACAAGAGGACAGCCAGCCCACCATTGACGTGCTGCTGTCCCGCCGCGAAGGCTGGGAGCACGTCGACAAAGAGTGGATCGCCCTGCCCACGACGTCCCAGGACTGTGCTTGGACCGCCCTCAACTTCATGCGCAGATGGGCAGGAAGTGAGGTGGACATCCCGCTCTATTACCCGGCGCGCCGCAAGCACACTTTTCACGGCACCGGCCAAGTGGAGCAGGGGTTGTTGAAGGCAGCTTGTTACAAGTTGGGATATTCGTTTTTCACCGCCACAGAAGGGTGGGAAAACACGAATTGCGACGCAGCCATCTACATGGGTTCGGCACACTGCTGCATACTCATCCGAAAAGGGAGACTGGCAGACCGAGAACAGCGCGAGGCCGAGATGCCGATCGAGGTCAACGAACAGCCGCAAATGCGGTGGCCGACGCGGATGCAGCCAACCATGAAATACATGTTCAGTACAAGACTGCAACGGGTCGCTCTGGTGGACATCGCGGCGGATTACGCCCCGGCAGACCGAATGCCTGTAGTGGAGGTTGGCCGCGAGGGTGAAGACAACGCATCTCCGCGCGAGACACAGCGGAAGAAGTGCCCGAAAGGGCGCAACACACACTCAGTGGCGCAGAATTATTCTCGGCAGCAGGCTATCGACAACGCGCAACGGGCCCTCGAGCGGAATCCGTACTCGGTGGTGAAAGGGCGGCTGCGGGCTAGGTTGACGGCCTATTACCACGCAGCTTCGGGCATGAATCCCCTATCCGAAGAGTGGGAGAAGAGGGCCTACAACATGCGATACCGCCATGTAACGCATGCGTACTTGGCGGAGTCAGCGGACAAGCTGGACGCCAGCGAAGACTATTTCCGGGGAATCAGCCAAGAGGCTGTCATCGAGGCTTTCGGGAAATGGCTAGACACCTCTGAGATCGAGGCTAGGGACGTTTGGGTCATCCGGAGGAAAATCTTCTGGAAGGGCAAGATTTTCAAGGAACCGCGCGGTTTTCTTGAACTGACAGACCGATCCGTGATACAGGACGCCGCACCACCCAGCTTCCACCCACTCAGCGATCCCAGCCTCGACACGACCGGCACGCTGACCGACCGGTCAGCTGAAGGCGCTATCCAGAGAGGTAGTTGCGAGGGGGTAGCCTCGGAAGACCCGGCGCTCGTCACAGCGACCAAACACGACAAGGACAGCGAACAAAAAGGCGCAATCGGATCTGCCGCGAACATCTACAACGCCACCGTCGAGAGAACCCTGCGAATGACCCAGGGGGAGAACGGCGCCTTCTTGCAAAAACCCGTGTACCACCGGGAGTTCCAAGATGTCTTGCCGGAAAGAGCAGCCTACAGCCCCCTGGGCCAACGTGTGTGTATCCCAACGAAGGGACCAGTGCAAGAGAGCGTGCTGGCAGTGATAGCAGCCACTCACCAGCACACCCCTGAGGAGTACAAAAAGAAAAATCTGCCGTTCGAATCACAGCATGTCTCCCAACACCCGTCGCTTAGATATGCGACGGATGTGAACATCGCGTTGGCGGATAATAGGCAGTTCGCCGTGATGCAGAAAAGGATGGACCGCACCGGGAAAATCTGCATAATCGACGTGGGAGGGAAAGTGACGCCGTTCAGAGCCGATTGGACTCAGCGCTTCACAAACTATATGCAGAACGCAATCGCGTTCCCGGCAGTAGTGGAATTGACCCTGATATCAGCGCGGCCCAAACTCAACCCGTATGACGAGGTGTACTGGCACGAAGCCCAGCTGCACGAAGAGTGGGAGGACCGTATATTGTTCGCACAGCGCCAGGGCGAAGAACGTCGCGTCTACGTACACTGCCGCACGGAAGACCGAAAGTACGAGGAGATCCTAGAACGGTGCGCCCGCCACTATGACGATGTCTACGTCCGGCATTGTGACACCATCTACTACTACGACTCCATGCCGAGCCACCCCAACGTAAGCCATTTCGGCTCGTATATAAGCTACACCCACGCGGGCGGGACTGCCGACCTGATGCGCGGGGAGGGAAAGGCGACCTGGGTCGAGAACGGCATCTCTGTCACGGCGTTGGGGAACGGCAACTCGTACGAGCACCCCAACGTGAAGACCATCGAGCCAGACACCAACACCAACAAAATGAAGTTCGGTTCGATGACCTTGAACCAATTCATAGGCCCCCAAGGGATGGGCTTTACAGTCATTCGCTCTCGCGGCGTGGCAGGCGAATGGCCCGCTGAGATGCTCGAGGACCTGCTATGTTTGTACAACAGCGACCCCGATGCAAACGACAAGAGGGCGATGAGCGTGGTCAAGACCCGTAAAGTGGACCATTTCAACCTGTGTGCGAACCTCGCCAAACGTCTGGTGCAAAGATCGAAAAAACGGGCAGCATATGCCATGATGTCGACCTGGGACCAATGGGCTACGGTGATTGCTGAGGTTTTACACGAGAACAAGTTGGCCACCGGCGCTTTGGCACTGGCCGTGATCGCTTGCTTAGCCGGCTGGTTCGCCGGAGGCATAGTGGGCGGCATGGTGTCCGTGATCACAATGCCCTTGATCAGGACACTACTGACGCAATTTCTGAGGGAAATACGCCGCAAGCGCGGCATTTACGGCGCCCGCACCTCCCCGGTGGATCCAGGGGATTATAGCATACACCACGAGCTCTTGGATCGCGAACTCGGCTACAATAATTTCATCGGGAGCAGCATCGCCGACGAGTGGGCGCGTTTCGAAGCCCGCGTCCGCGCCGAAGCCCCGAGAAAGATCAGCTTCACGGGTCCGCACAGGAGGCGTGACTGGGAGCAAAAACTGCGGGCAGACCTAATGAGCCAGTTGGCTGACGACCTACGCGAGAGGAGCATGGAAGAGCTGAGAGCTGCGCCGTTTTTGCTCAAGAACGTCACATCTTTGGATTTCGACCGCTTCATAGACTCGCCTGTGGTCAAACGGGTCCAGTTTAACCCGGAGATGATGAAGGCAGTCACCAGCCTACAATTCCCGCACTTCTCGACAGCGAAGGACGCAGTGCTGACGGGGAAACGAGTCATCGACAGTTCACGCAACGCGGAACTAAAATCCTACGCGATAAACTCAAGAAACCCGCAAAACCTAGTGCATGCCTGCACAAACCGCCAGCTGTCGCTCAAAAACAAGCCGGACCCGGCGTTCAAGGCGGAGTTCACGAAGTTCTACCGGGAGGTATACTGGCCTGCGGCTGAGCAAGACTACAGCCTCACAAAGCCGGTGCCGTTCGAGGACTGGCTGGCAGACCACCCTAATTGGTCCAAGACCAAGAAAGCCAAATACACTCAAGCCTGGCAGGACTTCCGGGACATGCCGAACACACCCGAGGCCGTGGAGGGGTACTTCACGTACAAAAACAAAATGGTCATCGACTGCGCGGTGAAGTCGTATGAAGAAGACATGTTCTGGCTCGAACCCGGCGACACCCCCACCACGGCGCACGCTAAAGCGAAAGCCCGCGCGCGCAACATTGGAGCGCTGAAGGAAGAGTTCTTGTTCTGTCACTACCTCCAACACATCTCCCTCAAGCATGACAGCATCCACGGAGACGAAAGCATTTGCTATCGTAAGACTCAGGAAGACTACGAGAAATTAGTAAACGGAGTAGTCGACAAGCACCCACAGCACGTGTTCGTTTCGTCCGACTTGTCAGCGTTCGACTGCGGCCAGTGGCGGTGGCTGAAGGAGCTTGTAGACGGCACACGATGGAACAAGCTGCTGGAGCACTTGCCCAACATGTTTGCATTTTGGCACTCGGGCCATACGGCGGTGATGGATCGCATCATCAACAACCACGTACGCACTTGTGTGTACAAGTTCGCCGGGCACACTCTGTTCCGCGTGGAACTAGACGGCACCGTGGTATCTGGCTACGGACCAGACACGACAGACGGCAACGGGAATCGCAACAGCGCCGTGAGTATGTTCATCCAATGGAAGGCCGGTTTATGGCGGCCTGTGTTTGACCACGACAAGCAGCGCATGGTGCTGCCCAAGCAATCGGAGCGAAAGCACATCGCCACCTACGTTTCCGGGGATGACAACTGGACGCACGTGGGGCCTCTCATGTTGCCCCACTACCGCAAGGCTTTTTGGTCCGTGATGGCCAAAGAGAATGACGGCCAGACCCACGGCATCGGCTGGGTTGCCAAGATGATGATCGAGCAACGGGGACCATCGAAAAGGTTCGACTTCTGCTCGAAGACAACTTTTGTCTGCGGACAAAAACATGTGATCGTGCGGGATCTGAACAAGATGCTGGCACATGGGCGCGTATACACCGGCGCCGATGAGCGGTTCTTGCGCAACCACGGGCTGCACGCAGAAGCCGTGGCCCGCTCTAATCACGAGATCATGGGCGACTTCGACTTTTTCAACAAGTGCCTGAAAGGTACTCAGGCCTTGGAGCACGCCGAGAAGCGAGAAGGCCATCTGCGCAAATTCGAACAGTACCTCTACGCCCACAGGTCCATGGCAGGCCTGGGCCCCAGCGGCGAATACCTCTACCAACCGATAGATGAGGTGCAGCACTACTACCGCTGGAAGCACGAGCGAGAAGTATCCCGTGAGGGGGCATTGGCACTGCTATGGGCCATATGCGCGGACACTGAGCAGATCGACTTGAACAGCAGCAACCTGGGATTCAAGCCGATCGGATCATGCACCACTTTCAGCCCCAAAGAGCTCGCAGCGCTGCTCGGAAAAACAACTATGAGCGAGAAGCAGCAGAAGAAGAAGAAGAAGTTCGCCACGCAGACGGCGAACAAAAACGCATACAACAAAAGGGGCGCACCGGCCGAACTCGGCGCGACGTCGAAAGCGAATAAACACCCCGCGAAGATGGCGAAATTGGAACAGAACTACTTGGCTCGTCGCGATGCACTGTCAAACGAAGAGGCAGAATACTTGCGATGCCTGTTACGTCCAGACCTGTATACAGCGAAAATCCCGAGCAGCATGCCTGTTCCGACCCACGTGTCGCAGACGAAAGGGGTGTTATACCGGGCGACGAACGAAAGCGGATGCTTAGCGGTGGCATTGCGCCCACAGTACGACAACCAGATGCTCTGCGTCATCGACGAGCCAAATCTCAGCGAGACGCACCTGAATTTGGGCTCACTGACCAGCACGATGATTGCCCAAAGCTCGATTGAGAACCACGCACAGAGCAGACGAGTGGTGGCAGCCTATTTGGAAGTCATCGCTCTTGAGCCAGCGCTGAATCGGAAAGGTGTCCTGACGCTGGCAAACCTGCCGTTTGACGTCCTGTCCAGCACACAGGCCTGGTCATACGACGGCATCCGAGACCAACCAGTGGCGCGCACGGTGAACGTGGCGGAAACGCCCAAGGCCGCCGCTGTCTACACGCCTCTTGACCCATCGGCCCTGGTGTTCACATGGCCGAGCGTGGCCCTTGGAACCGGTTATCCGACCGTCGTGGCGCTAGTCGCCGGAGCCGGGAAAAATGCCAACTTCGCGATCAAATTTCGCGTAGTGCACGAAGTGGTGCCCTCGAGCCCGTACACTGACCTGCTAGTGCCGACCCTTGGCCCGCGCGGCACACCGGACAAAGCCGTCCAAGTCATGCAGAAGATGCCCGACCCAGCCGCCCTGATCCAGCAGGGGATTGCGCTGGCGGGAGGGGCAGGAGCCGTGGCGAGCGTAGTCGGACCTGCCATCAGCAGCTTTATCATGAGGCCATTCATGGGTAAAATACGTGAGTACACCAACGGAACAGTGATCTAAAGAGAGAGGATGGAAGAAAAGCGACGACCGTCGCACGGGGCCCCCCAGACTTGCCAATTTGGCAGTCGGCTCCGCCATGGGTTTTGCGATCCATGGGAATCAAGCCGCTACAGGCGGCCCAAC